AAAGGAGCTGCGGCTATTGGTGTTATTGTTACTGCTTTTAGAACTATCAATAGAGCTGTATCTGCTGTTGTCTCTACTTTTACTGAGTTTGAGTTTGTAATGGCTAAAGTAAATGCTATTTCAGGGGCAACAGAACAAGAGTTTGCAGCGTTGACAGCTTCTGCAGAAGAACTAGGTAGAACAACTTTCTTTACTGCAGAGCAAGTAGGACAATTACAATTAAATTTTTCTAAGCTAGGTTTTAGTGCAGAAGAAATAATGCAAGCACAAAAAGCTACTCTTGATTTGGCTACAGCAACAGGTAGTGATTTGGCTAGAAGTGCAACTGTAGCAGCTTCTGCTGTAAGAGGTTTTGGTTTAGATGCTAGCGAAACACAAAGAGTTGTAGATGTTATGGCAGTATCTTTTTCTACTTCTGCTCTTGATATAGAGAAGTTTCAAACATCTATGACTAAGGTTGCTCCTATTGCTAAAGCTGCAGGGTTTTCTATAGAGGACACTACAACAATAATGGCAAAATTATCTGATGCAGGTATTGAGGCTTCTATTGCAGGTACATCTTTAAGAAATATATTACTTAAAATGCAAGACCCTTCTTCTGACTTGTCAAAGTCTTTTGGAGGAACAATACATTCATTAGACGAGCTTATTCCCGCTATGAGACAATTTAGTTTAGAAGGTGGTGATATGGCTTCTGTAATGGAAGTTGTTGATTTAAGACAGGCGGCAGCTTTTGAGTTAATGTTAGCTAATGTAGATATATTAACAGACTATAGAAATAGCTTAAAAGACTCAGGAGGAGAAGCCGCAAGAATGGCAGAAATTGTTGGTAATACTTTACAAGGAGCTTTTCTTAAATTAAAATCTGCATTACAAGGTTTGTCTATTTCTATAATGAAAGATTTTGCTGCAGGCCTACAAAGAACAGGAGAAAGGCTTGCTACATTTGGTAACTTTTTATCCGATAATAGTGAAACAATTACAGGTCTTATAAAAGCAGTTACAACTTTAATTAGAGTAGTTGGTCTTTATAAAATAGGAGTTATAGCCGCTACAAAAGCAACAAGAGCCTTAAGAATTTCTAAAGTTCTTTTACATAAAACAAATAAAATACTTGCTGTTTCTACATTTACATTGTCAGGCGCTATTAAAGCCCTCACCCTTAGCGTTAAAGGTTTATTAGGCTCTACAGGAATAGGATTGCTTTTAGCTTTTGCTCCTGAAATATTAAACTTTTTTGGATTATGGAATACTAAATCAGAAGATGTAGCTGAAGCTACAAAAGATATAGCAGACGAAAAATCAAGATTAATAGGGCTGTTACAACAAGAAATAGCTAATACTAAAGTAGTTTCTGATTTTAATATTAAAACATATAAAAAAGAAATTGTAGCGTTAGAAGCTAAAATTGCAAGACATCAAGCTGATATGGACGCACAAGGTGAGTTTGATATAGATAGGTCTCGTTATCATAAAAACGAAATGGCAAGGGCGCAAGAAACAATAAATACTCTAAACAGTATGATAGGTTTAGAAGAAAAATATCAAGGCAAAAGAAAAAAACAAAAAGATGAAGAAATAGCACAATCAAATGATTTATTAAACATACAAAAAAAATTATTAGAAGAAGCTCAAAACAGGCCTGCGGTTACTGAAGCAGCTATGGCTGCAAAAAACGCAGAAATACAACAAATACAAGAAGAAATAACAAGGCTTGGAAATTTAGGCAAAACAAAAAAAGAAGTTTTTGATTTAGATAAAGAATTATTAGCTTTTAGAGTTGGACAAATGGCGGCAGGACTAACAACAGAATTAGAAAATGCAGAAATAAGACGTCAAGTAATACAACAAGAAATTAAAGATTTAAAAGATTTAATTAAAACAAATGGTGCTTTAGCAAAAGATAAAGAGGAAAACTTAAAAAAGCTTAACGACTTAGAGAAAAAATTAAATAAAGACAATCAAAAAGATAAAGATGAAGCATTTAAAGCAGATGTAAAAAGAGCAATTTTATCAGGACAAACAGCAGAAGAAGCTATGAAGTCTGTAGTAAGGGCGCAAATTATGGAAGCTGTTGCAGGATTTATAGCTTCTATATTTAAAAATGTACCTTTTCCTCTTAATTTAGTTTTAGCTGCAGGGGCTTCTGCAGCAGTTGGTAAGCTTATTGATAACCAATTAAATAGATTTGAAAAAGGAGGTGTAGTAGAAGCTTATGCAAATGGAGGTATGGTAAACGGCAAATCACACGCACAAGGAGGAGAGAAGTTTTCGGTAGGTGGCAGAGTAGTTGAGTTAGAAGGAGGCGAGGCTGTTATAAATAAGCGTAGTACATCTATGTTTAAAGGACAGCTATCGGCTATGAACGCAGCAGGTGGTGGTGTTAAATTTGCAGATGGTGGTTTGATGAATATGCCATCTTTTGCTAGCTCACAATTTAATGCAACAAGTCAACAAAATATGATGGGAGCAATGAATCAAAGTAGTAGGGTAGTAGTGGTTGAGGCTGATATAACAAATAGCCAAAATACTGTAGGTTTAATAGAGGCGGAAGCCACATTTTAAAATATAAACATATGATTGTTAGTAAAAAAGTAAAGCAAGATAGATTAGATACCTGTAAAAAGTGCGATTTTTATAGAAACTTCTTAATGTTAAGATATCCTAAATGGGATAAAGGAGCAAGGTGTGCTAAATGCACCTGTTTTTTAGATGCAAAAGCATCACTAACCAAAGAGTACGCAGGAAAATGTCCTCTTGGTAAGTGGGAAGAATAACAAAAAAAAATATATGAGTGTAGAGGCTGTAGCTAATAAAATAAAACAAGAAAGAAAAGAAGAAATTATTATTGCTGTAAAACAGAACAACGAGTCTATAGAAAAACAAGGTAAATACCATTCTAGGGGTTTACAGCTTTTATTTAAAGAATGGCACAGACACTTTCCACACATTAAACAACAATTAGGCTGCAGAGGTTGTAGAGAGGCTGTAACTAAGTTTTGGAATAATGTAAATAAAATTTGGGAATCTCATAATTAATATGGCATCAAGACAAAATAAAATTGATGTAGTTTATAATTATATAGATATAGCTGAAAAAGAAATTATCAAAAGATGGCACGACCCTACAACAAAAGACATATTAAGGCACTTAATAGAAAGAGGTATAGTTGAGCCTAAGAGGTTAAGAAACTATATGATTATATATGACTTTGATTGTATGTTAAGAACTAATGAAGGCAACAGAACTTATACTTTTATGGACTTATCTATTAAATATAATATTTCTGAAAGGCAAGCACAAAGTATAGTTTACAAAGAAAGGAGAAAGCAATCTCCATCTGAAAATATTACATACTAAATTTTTTTCCTAAAACTGCGCAACTTTTTGAAAACTAAAAAATAGTTTTGCGTCTATGAATAAAAATTGGTATAACATTAAAGCAGAAGCGTCTAGCAAGTCTGCAGACGTTTACATTTTTGATGAAATAGGTACTTTTGGCTTAACAGCTCAAAGTTTCATTGAAGAAATTAAGTCGTACAAAGATACTCCAATGAGCTTACACATTAACTGTGTAGGTGGTGATGTGTTTGAAGGTATGGCAATCTACAATGTTCTTAAAAAAAGAACAGCAAGAACAACAGTATATATAGAAGGAATAGCTGCAAGTATGGGAAGTGTAATTGCATTAGCAGGTGATGAGGTCGTTATGGCTGAAAATTCACTATTTATGATACACAATGCTTGGGGTGGAGCTATGGGTGAGGCAACTGAAATAAGAAAGACTGCTGCATTATTAGATAAAATAAGCGGTGAAATTGCTGACATCTATACTAAAAAAACTAATCTACCTTATAACAGGGTAAAAGAAATGATGGACGAGGAAACTTGGTTAAGTGCTGATGAGGCTTTTAATTTGGGATTCATTGACTCTATCTCTGACGCTATTAAAGTAGCGGCTAAATATGACGTTTCTAAGTTTAAAAATATAACAGACAAGGAAATTCAAAATAAACTAAGTGTTAATTTAAAAAGTAAAAAAATGACCGAAGAATTGAAAAATTGGTTTAACGCTAAAGTTGAAGAAATTATTACTAAAGTAAAAGCTAGTAATGAGTCTGAAACTGAAGATGTTAAAGAGGTAGAGGTGATGATGGCTGATGAAAAAGAAGTTTCTGAGAAACTTACAGGATTTGAAGCTAAAGTTACTGAACTAGATAGTTTTGTTGCTGAATTGGTAGGAGAAAAAGAAACTCTTACTCAGGAAGTAGAAAGACTAAACGCTTTATTAAGTAAAGCAGATGCTAAAGGAACTGAGCTATCAACTGATGGTGACCCTGTAGTTATTGAAAACAAAGTGGAGAACAAAGAAAGCAAGTTCTTCTCTGCATTAGCAGAAAAATTAAAATAAATATAAATAATTAAATAATATAAAAAATGGCAAATATAGCTTTAGACGGTTTAGGGGCAAATTACCAAGGAACTTATGCTTCAAAAATTTTATTAGAACCAATGTTTCGTTCTGATGATATTATGCGTAACTACACAGTTTACCCTAATGTAAAATATAAACAAAATTTAATGTTAGCACCTAAATTATCAGGTATAACTGCATTAAACACAGGTTGTACAACAACTAATACTTGCGACCCTGCAGGATTTACTGTTGCTCCAAAAGTAATTACAGTTTCAAATGTTTCTGTAAAACAATCACAATGTTGGGACGAGTTCAAAGACCAATTTATTGTTGAGTCTTATAAGAATGGATTAAATATGCCTGACTTAACAGGAACTCAGTTAGCAGAAGTAATTATTAACAGAGTAAGACACGGAATCCAATCAGATGTTGTAAGAAATATGTGGGCAGGAAATACTGCAGCAGCAGTAGCAGACTGTACTTACACTTGGGCAGATGGATTATGGAAAACTATGTCAGCAGGTGGTGCAATTAATGGAACACAAATGAATGAGGTTACTGCTACAGGTACTGCGGCAGGAAACTTAATTGCAGTTGGTGCTACTATTGGTGCTTCAGATGCAGTAGCTCTTTTAACTAATGTATTTGATGGTGCTTCAGCAGAATTACAACAAATTCCTGCATCAGAAAAAAGAATGTTCGTAACTCCAAACATCTACAATGCTTACTATGGTGCTTTAACAGCAGTTTCAGTAGCAGGTGCAGTTGATTTTGGACATTCAGAAGCTCAATCAGGTGTAAACTATGCTAGATTAAGTTTTAGAGGTGTTGAATTAGTACCTATGTATGAGTGGGACGTAGCTTTAACAGCTTTAACAGGTGCTGATTTACCTGCACTATTTACTTGTGCTACAGCAGGAATTCAAGCAACTCAAGGTTGTATCTATGCTGCAAAAGACAATTTAATTATTGGTTCTAATGTAACAGACCCTGATACTCAGCTTAAAATGTTCTATGATGAAGTTTCTGACAATATGTATATCCGTTCTAACTTTACAATGGGTTACCAATATGGCTTTAATTCATTAGTAAATGGAGCTTGTTTAGTATAATTATTAACTTTAAAAAATAGAATAAAATGGCAATAGATTCAGGATTATTAGTAGCTTGCGGAGATATGAACGCAGTAGGTGGTATTAGACAAATTCTTTTAACAGATTTATCTAATATTGCAACTGCACTTCCAACTTCGTTAGCTGCAGACCACACTTTAACTAGCTTTATAGGGACTAACCCTTGGGCTAGATTTGAGTTTAAGAATGAAACTGCCTCTCTAACAATAACAGGAGCAAAAGAAGGAGGAAGCACATCTTATGAGTGTGCTGTTTCTTTCTACATTCCTAATATTGACGCAGCAAGATTTCACGAATTATCAAATTTGGAAAGCGCTTGTCCTGTAGCTCTTGTAGAGCTTAACTCAGGAAAAATGCTTGTTGTGGGTTGGAGTTATAAGTATGCTAATCAATCACAAGCTTCTGCTTCGTGGACGAGAAACCAAACTTATGCAAACCTAACAAGTATAGAGGGTGGTAGTGGAGCTGCATATGCAGACGATAATGGAGTTACAGTTACTTTAACTGCAAGACAATTTGAATTACCTCTTGAGTATTCAGGAGCAATTACAGTTGTAGCAGGAGATTTAACAGCGACTACATCTTAATAATTATAGATAAAGCAGGGGGTTATTAAAAGCTCCCTGCTTATATCTTTTTAATATGTGTGATTGTAGAGAAATAAATATATTATCTTTACCTTCGTATTTAAAAATATATATAAAAATGGCAAAGTATAAAGCAAAAGAAAATTATAAAGGTCTTAGAAGCTCAGTAGCAGATTTTGGTATAGTTTCTTGGGACGAAGCTTCACAAGAAGTTTTAGCTTATCTTTACGAAAAAAGAGGTTTTACATCTATAATTACTAAAATATCATCTAATGAAGAAAGCAGTATCAAAAAGACAAACAAAAAAGATAAGTCAGTTAAGAAAGACGACTAAG